CTTACTTTAGACGACACAAGGTAAGGAAAATGCGGTCGACTAGGGAAAACTAGTCACCGGTGTTGTTCTGGCTCTTTCAGTCTCGAGCCGGGTTGTCACCACTTAAGGAGACCAACCACGCGAAGACCCCCTTAAACGAAGGGGACGTCCTGAATTTCTTAACGATAACTCAAGCAAAACGAGAGAACGATAATAGTTAATCGCCTCTATGGATGGGATACTGGTTATTCAGGTAGTGCTCAGATGGGTCACAGCCTGGACTCGCTATCGTACGTCTACGGAGTAAAGTCTAAATAAATAATAATAATACATAATACGATAGATTTTCCAACATATGGTAGGGTTACTCAAATGAGTAAACCACCAACATATGGAACTATCGAATTAAATATTTAACCAGTAATAGTTGAACCGCCGAGTGACCGCCCTATGGCGCCTGTCACAATATTAAATAAATTAGCGGACATCTCTTTATAAGCAATCCCTGCGGTACCGTTGTCAAGCTTTGAAGGCTATGACGGGGACCAGGAATCAAAAGAGAGCGTGGGCACATACTCAACCGTTGTCACTACCTCAATCCTATATGAATCAGTAGAACTTATGTTACTGAAAAGACACCACATAGGACTACGGAAATAAGAAAATAAAGAATCTGCATCTGAGGAAAAAGCTCCAGAACCAACCATGGCCGGTTATACAAAGGCCATGTCTATAGGATCCAACGGTAAGTATATGAGATCTGTTCCTTCTTAGCCGACACCAGCTAACATTGTTTCATAGCTGGTCGGGTATTGTCTCAAAAAGGAAGGGGTGGGAATTTACATGTTAGTCCACCCACTGGCACTAGCTGGGAACGTCTTCCCAGGAATTACTCCAGCAGTCAATATACCTTATTTAGTGGACATATTAGCTGATGGTATAATTCGAATACCACAGGACACAGTTCTAGCTGATGTCCACCTCTAATTGCTATCTTGCGGATTAGCAGTCCACAAGGTATTCTATCCCGACGAAACATTGACCCCACCTGCTAATGGGTGAGTAAAACCAAGCAACTGGGCACTGGAGTTACTGATACCAGCGCCAAAAGCTCCTGTAAGCGCGTTGGCCCAGACAGGTGCATTGGTGCCGCACTATATGGAAAAGTTAGAGGGAAAAACCACAATCGACCCGTAAGTCTACCCAAAAGTAACGTCTACTTCATATCTGTACTGAAGTAACGAGGTAGCATTAAAAAATTGGGTGGGCCCTCGGGAAGGTTCAGAATTAAAGGGAGACATGACACACCTGAGATATTTTCCAAGTGCAGTGTTAGGCTAAGCAAGGCGTGAAAAATATGCTTTCTGTCTATCCCCAGTTTTGTCATTTACGGTGTAACCTACATTCTAAGCATTCTACTTGACCTTAGATTTAAGCTACATTTGACCGATTTATTTAGCCAACTTTCTGGTCTCATCCATGGCAAGTTTAGCTTCGTTGGCAACCTTGGACCAGTTCACCTTCTTCTTGCTTTTAGCTGGCTACTATTATTATTTCACTTTAGGGACATAAACGATCTTCTCCCTAGCTCCGAGCTCAAGCAAGTCCATTGTGTCAATACCTTATGAGTTGCTACCGACACTTGGTAACAACAAACTTCCATTCTCCTATGGTTGCCCGGACTGATCGAAAGTTGCGAACGGATCAGTGGTGTTCTACTATGAATTTTTGTTAATCGAGGCGCCTAACTCTAAACCAGATTAAGATTTAAAGCTCTATAAGTTGGAAAATACTTATCCTGTAAACGGCTACTTTACATTAAACCCGGCCACCTCCTCACTAAACTAAAGTTATACGGACTACGAGGAGGGGGCTTAATAATAAAGATCCAAGCTTCGCTTACACTCTCCGTCCATGTTTCGACAAAACAACGGGTATATAAAAGGATCAACCCCTGCCCAATCCCCAGTAAGAGACAGGGCATCCTGGTAAAACAAATCATCAAAAAAGAAATCACCTTTGACAGTATTATATAATTGGTTATGGATGCCCCAATATGAGCGATCCATAAAAATGGTTGCACAGTTAGGCTTAGGCATAAACCCCAACAATTTCTTAATAAAGGTCAATCCGATCCCCGCATCAAATAAGGCGTTGGACATGGCCTACTTCAAAGTACGGTTACAAGGAAGGTCGGAATTGGATTAAATTTATTGTACAGCAATACGGGCAAAGTTACGATAAAGTCTATATCCGTAACCGGGGACTCTGACACCCAACCTAGACAAAAAGTCAACTGTACCGTCAGTAAATATGCCTAATTTTTTGGCACATTGTCCTAAACCATGAGTGCCTTCTGGGACCCTCGAGTAAACTTACCAGAACGCTACCTCAAACTCTGGAAGGACTTCTGCCTCTAGTGTGGTTAAGGCATCATCTCCTGCAACAGCTAAAGAGAACTTATCTATCTAAGCAAGGAAACAGACATATTCGCTGTACAGCCACACTCGCAATGTATTGCCGAATGTAGTTCTAGTAGGATCTCCGGAATAGACGGTGCCAACATAAAGGCCATACAGCCACTTCACACGCTACTTATTAGACCGCAGGTAAACGGCAAATTTACGAGAAAGCATGGTAACCATATCAAGAACAATGGGGCTAAGGGAATCATTCATGTCCAAATTGGGAAAAAGTTAATCCCACACAAAACGGATCAAGTAATTATCCACGCCTTCTAAAAGGCAAGCGTGTTAGTGGCTGTCATGGGAGGAACCATCGACAGCTATATTGGCCTAATGCTCATATTTATAATAATAGGAGTTCAAGTGATCTTCAACTTCGGCATTGGACTTACCAGCACAAACCCCAGGCAAAACTCGCTTCAAGGTCTTTAACAAAATGAAGTTAACGTGGCCTCCAACTGCCTTCACTTCGGGGGCTGGATCATTAACCTACCGTGAACGAATAGAGGAGAATGAAGGATCAACCCCCTCCCCAACAATGTTAATCTCTTTGTTCTTTACGGCAGAGCCCAAAACTTTGGAATAATCCCCGTGTGTATCTATAAACCGATCACGGCCTCTTTGGTATATTTCTGCCTTCTTGGGGTCAGTGGAACGGACATGGCTGATATAGGCGTTCCAGGAAAAATCTGCATCATATTTCTTGGAGATAAGAACATTCCGAAATTGGGAGAGCATGGGATGTGTCTTAAACCACTCTAAAAATGGGTTAACAACATCCATGTCGGGCTATAATTGGGTACGGGAATGTCTATGGATAACGGCGGACAAAGAACTTAAGGGACAGGTATGGAATTCCATCATTTTGGCATTAGTCAAAAATTCCGGGACGGCAAACATCACACGTTTAGTGACCGTCTTATAACAGGTACATAAATCAATCAATGTATTATACAGCTCCTAAGGTCGGAGATGGGAAATGTCTTGACCCGTCCAAGGGTTAATAATAGTGAGGGAAGGGCAGATACGGGTGTTTCGGGTTGTAGGATCGATCCTGTAAGTATCAATAGAGTGGAACCCTACACTCGGCGTTTACTAAGCAAACATTGGGAGGTCTCTAGAACCTAACTCTACTTCCGGTAATTAGAGATCTATAGGGTTATCTTAAACATATTAGACAGCGAAAAAAGTCTGCGGGCCATGTTACACCCAATCAAGTTAAGTGGCCAAAAAGGATAACTGCGATTCAAGGTTGAACAGCATAGTGTAGGTAACAGCATTAAACTGACTGGCATAATAAAGCGGTAGGCTACTCCATTAACTAAAAACTAAATTCATATCAAGGAAGGCACTGACGGAACGAACTGACTCCAATGGGTTATTTTACGCGAAAAGAGCCACATGATAACGAAAAGCGTTAATGTAGTTGTCGTAAAGTTCACCGTATGGGTCATGGTAAATCAGGAGCCTGTCCTCATTATGGAGATACTTATTCTAGTCTCTGACGGCTTTAATAACAGCAAGTTCTATAGCTTCTGGCGAAATAGCACGTGTGATAATCTGAGAAGTTTGAGTGGCATTAAAGGCTTCAACTGAACAAGTAAATGATTAGCCACCACAATTAATCGACGGTTAAATGTTATAATAATATTTTCGAGGGAGGGTCAAGTCAGTTGGATGCTGACCGAAAACATTATTATCAGAAACGACGAGCCCTACCGCGTCAGGGCCCCGTAAAACAAGGGAAACGGAATATCCGACTTGGACATGATAAAGATCAGCGGAAATTTTCTAATCGACATACCCAAAGCCTCTTTTGAGAGTGCATGTTGATTCCTTGAAAACGAAAGTGACATTCTTGCACATAGCGGTATAAATATCAGAGTTAGTACGAGGTCGAGAGCTACTAAAATAAGTTCCTTCTGAAAAATATAAAGCTCCCTATTCCATGGATGTAACAACAAAAATCTCTGACCCGGGTACATCTTTTTTGAGTGAGCTAAGCTCTGCTAAACAAGCAGAAAAATACATCCTGAATGACTACTTCTTGTCGGTGGTGAAGACACAGGGCAACTACGCAGACGCGGCTAAGGCAGAGGACACCGACACATTATAATAACGGCACTGCGCAGAAGAGGTTGAGTTAGAGGAAGAAACAACCGACGGTATCAAATTAGGTGCCTGACTAGAACTTTTGATAGAAACCTAAGGGGACATACTCCCAACTGAAGGGAGTTTAGATGGGACGGACGATGCATTGGGGCTTTTCACTTTCACTTCGAGGGGAAGTTCCTGAATGTAAGCATGGAATCCAGTAAGATTCTGGACGAAATACATGTCAGAAGTACCAGATAAGGGGGATCCGAGAGGAACAACTTCAACTCTCAATAGACGACCCTTAAATGGTATTTGACACAAATTCCGCGCCAGACGATTAATTGTTTCCAAACCAACAATCACTGGACGTGAGATGGTATCCTCGAGACCCTTAACTTAGGAGTAAGGCTAAATTGTCGCCCCAGAAAGAGCGAAAGTCTTTTTAAAACCGGGGTCTTTCATTATAAAATCAGACATGGCTACGAGGTTTGCGTTGCACTCATCAAATATCTATTGCTCAGTTAATTACAAGTTCTTCTTAGGAAAAATAGGGAGTGCATCAAACCTGGGGTAATAGAACAACCCAGCTAAGCCCGTCAAGCAACAAAAATTCTTGTTCTTGGGATTCTAATAGACTTAGCAATAATCGGGACAATCAAATATAATAGCATCTGGCTTAAGGCCTTTCCAACCTTAAGAAGTATCAATTTGACGGAAATACCCATTTCTCAAGCTGGCTTTCTGTTGGAAGGTCATCACACCCAAGTACATGAAACAGGTGTAAAAATGATAAATAAGGTTCACCATGAAAGAGAGCCAACACACAAACTGAACGTAGAGGAGTGTGTTGAACCCTGACTTGACAGAATTAAAGATCCCGAGTAGTACACCATATTTGTAGTGATACAAAAGAAGAAAAACGCAACAATATGGGATAAAAAGGTAATCAGAAAACTCCCCAGGAACAAAACCGACAATATAGCGCAACAAGTAGGCTATAACAAACGAAGGGATCGCAAATATTTCTCCAAAAGCTTTGGTGATAACAAATGACAGACATGCTAAAAAAAGAGAATAAGGGGAAGCAAAATAATAAAGAACAAAAAGGTAAACTGTCAGGACATCTGGATTATAAAAAGGTGCGAGCAAATAGACAACAGACACCAATTTGGCCTAAATAGAAGTAATAGGCAATAAAAGCCATGGTCGCTCCTAGAGAACAATAATGAAAAATAACAGTATGAAAGAAATAACTACCGTCTCCAGTGACCCAGTAATATCGAGAGGGTCAACCAAAAAATCCAAGGCGAAAAAGGCCAAAAGAATAACCACATACGCAGCAAGCAACTTGAAACCTGCTAAAACGGTGGGGAAATAATCAGTCCAGGGTCTTTACCCCAGCTCCTCATGATCAAAGATAACAGCATCAGGGTAACCATAAAACCTGGCTTTATGTACGCAGCATCCACATACAGCTTTAACACAAGCAGTGTATGTCCAACATATACGACAATCCATAAATGTAAAACCCCAGGACAAAATAAAGGAATAAAATTGTTCCATCAAATAAGTGAACCCTTAGGTAGGGTTAAGAGGTTGATAGAGAACTTGGTCTTCGTTCTCGTGGTGCGTTTGGGCCGACAACATAACAGTAAATGTTTTTTATATGGCTCGATTGCTGAAAGGTTACAAGGCGTTGATTGGAGGAAGAGTGAAATATATTTAACCGTTCCTGAACTAATGTCGCATGCCTCACTGAGGGGCTAACAAAAGCAGTGCTAAGTTCAATATATAAAAATCATCTTTTACCCTCGTTATTAAGTGTAACGGACCAAACGAAAAGCATGTAGACAAATTAATGACTAATGATGCTCATAGTGCTACAACAAGGTTTAAGAATAGGTGACCAACCACATCAGCTTGTTTAACTTACACTATTTCGTTCATTACACCCACGGCGCATTATTTTTTAACACCGTGATTACCAGCACAAAGCTCGATCATAGGATTAACACCACATCGGGGTTCCTAACGCCAGTGTGCCAGCTAATACATTCCAAAGAATATTCTCAACGTGAAATGCAGCTATGGGAGGGAAAGCCTCCCCATTCAGCCATTCACCCCTCAAAAAGGGTATACGGTAAGGATAAATCCAAACCTTGATACAAC